GAGAGGACTACACACCTACGTGGACTGTTACAGCGGGTTCGATCAACCTAGGAACTGGCGGCTATATTCTCGGTGAGTACAGGCGCATAGGCAAGGTTACCGAGATGTGGATGGACATGAAACTCGGTTCCGGAGCCATCGCTGGTGGTTCTGCGGGCGCAATCTGGCGTTTTTCCATGCCGAGTACGCCTCGTACCTTTACTGAAGGCACGAACCCAATCCCCATCAACAACGCTTACGGAATTGCTGGGGGAGCAGGCAAATGGACGTCAGGCTTCGCCTACCACGACACCGCGTCATATTTCCAGATTCTCCTTCATACGGACGCCACGAACAACGGTCTTGACGTCCTTATTGGCGGCGGAACCATCAATGGCGCCGAAATCACAAACGCGTGTCAGATTCGTGCACACCTGGTTTACGAAGCTGCCTAGAAAGGACTCGCGATGGGGTTTGACTTCATACACCGTGGATCTTTCGACAAAACGGAGAAGTTCCTTAGTGCTATGCAGAAACTCCAGGTGATGGGAGTTCTTGACAAGTACGGTGCGATGGGAACAGCCGCATTGGCGAAAGCTACCCCGCTTGAAACGGGTGAGACAGCCACGTCGTGGAGTCATAGGGTGGAGGGTGGACGAGGCGGATATTCCATCGTCTGGTCCAACCATCACACGATTCACGGCACGAACATCGCAATCATCCTGCAGTACGGGCACGGAACCGGAACGGGTGGTTATGTCGCTGGACGCGACTACATCAACCCCGCAATGAAACCCATATTCGACAAGATAGCCGACGAGGTTTGGAAGGTGGTGACAAAGTCATGAGCAGTATTGACGAACGCGTAGTTGAGATGAAGTTCCAGAACGGACAGTTCGAGAACGGCATCAAGTCGACCCTAAACTCGCTGAGCGCCCTCAAGGACGGGCTCAAGCTCCACGGGGCAACAAAGGGCCTGGACGATGTTTCGTCTGCCGCCTCCAAATTCTCTCTGGCTGGAATGCAGGAGAGCCTTTCCAACATCTCGAGCAAGTTCTCGGCGATGTCTGTGATTGCCATCACCGCGCTGACCAACATCGCGAATAAGGCGATTAACGTCGGCACTACTCTGATCAAGAGCCTGACCACCGATCAGATTTCCAGCGGTTTGAAGGAATACGAGACAAACCTGAACTCGATTCAGACCATTCTTTCAAACACATCGGCCAAGGGTACGACTCTGGACCAGGTCAACCAGGCACTGCAAGATCTGAACACATATTCCGACCAGACGATCTACAACTTCTCGGAGATGGCTAGGAACATCGGTACCTTCACCGCAGCGGGAGTCGAGCTCAAGCCGGCCACCGAAGCGATCAAGGGTATCGCCAACCTCGCCGCGATGTCGGGTTCGTCCTCGGAGCAGGCGTCTACTGCGATGTACCAGCTGTCTCAGGCTATGTCTACGGGCACGGTCAAGCTGATGGACTGGAACTCCGTGGTCAACGCAGGCATGGGCGGTCAGGTCTTCCAGGACGCCATCAAGGAGACGGCTCGTAACCAGGGCGTCGCTGTCGACGACATCATCAAGAAGAACGGAAGCTTCCGAGACTCTCTGCAAGAGGGCTGGTTGACGTCCGATATTCTGACGAAGACGCTTCAGAAGTTCACTGGCGACCTCAACGCCTCGCAGCTCAAGACAATGGGCTACAACGATGAGCAGATCGCCGGGATCCTCAAAATGGGACAGACCGCGAAGGATGCTGCTACCAAGATCAAGACCATGTCTCAGCTTGTCAACACGCTTCAGGAAACTGCTGGATCGGGATGGGCTAAGACCTGGCAGACGATCTTCGGCGACTTCGACGAGGCCAAGGTTCTGTTCACCAACGTCAATAACGTACTTGGTGGGATGATCAACGCTTCTGCTGATGCTCGTAACAAGGTCCTCTCCGAGTGGAAGGACTTGGGTGGTCGTACTGCGGTAATCAACGGCATCTCGAACGCGTTCAACGCGCTCATGGCTGTGCTTGCTCCTGTGAAGGAAGCTTTCCGCGACATATTCCCGCCCATGACGGGAGCTCGGCTCGCTGAGATGTCAAAGAACTTCGAGGAGTTCACCAAGAAGCTGAAGCCTGGGGAAGAGACTCTCTCGGCTATCAAGACCATATTCACTGGCGTGTTCGCGGTCTTCAGCATCGGTGCTCAGGTCATCAAGGGCATCGCAAGCGTCTTCGGTCGTCTCTTCAGTTCGATGACGGAAGGTAGTAGTGGCATCCTCCATTTCCTCTCAGGCATCGCCCTGTGGATCACGGGTGTGGATAAGGCGATCAAGTCTGGCGTAGGCTTCACACGATTCTTCGATCAGATCGGAGACGTCGTCGTTGGGGCTGTCGGCTATATCAAGGACTTCGCCAAGGCCATTGGGAGCATGTTCACCGGCGACACAATCAAGAACATGGGCGGTGGCGTGTTCGAGCGGTTCGCAGAACGCTTTGCGCCGCTCAAAACCCTCGCAGAAGCAGCGGCCAAGGCTTGGGGGGCATTTCTTGGGAACATCCAAGGCGTGCTCAACTTCCTACGCCCCTTCGGGGATGCTGTTTCGGCCGCGTTCAGTCAGCTCGGAACCGCCATTGCAAGTTCGATCAAGACTGGAGACTTCAACACCGTCCTCGACACGATCAACACGGGTCTGTTCGCAGGCCTCGTGCTTCTGATCAAGAAGTTCGTCAATGGCGGTCTCAAGGTTGACTTCGGCGATGGGATGCTGGACAGCGTTAAGAAGAGCCTCGACGGTCTCACGGGTAGCCTTAAGGCCATGGAGACTTCGATCAAGGCCGACGCCATCCTCAAGATCGCCGGCGCTGTGGGCATCCTGACCGTCTCGGTCGTGGCTCTCTCGCTCATCGATTCGGCCAAGCTGACCAAAGCGCTTGTCGCCATCACGGTCATGTTCACTCAGTTGGGTGCGGCACTTGCCATATTCGACAAGATCTCCTCATCGGGAGCAGCCCTCAAGCTGCCCTTCGTCGCGGCAGGTCTTATTCTCCTGGGCGGCGCGATCCTGATCCTGTCAGCGGCGGTCAAGAACCTCTCCGATATTCCATGGGGAGACTTGATCAAGGGCCTCACTGGTGTGGTCGTGCTTCTGGGAGCCGTCGTGGCAACCATGCAACTCATGCCCAAGGACACCGGCAAGATGATCTCCGCTGGTATCGGGATGATTGCCATCGCGGCAGCCATCAAGATCTTGGCCTCTGCGGTCAAGGACTTCGGGGAGATGGACACTGGGACTCTTGTCAAGGGTCTTGCTAGTGTCGGTGCGGCTCTAACGGCTCTGGCCATATTCACGCGCTTGGGTGAGCTCGGTAAGTCGAGTCTCTCTAGCGGTGCGGGTCTGGTTCTGCTTGGTGTTTCCCTCAAGATCATTGCTTCTGCTGTGCAGGACTTTGGCGGTATGGACTGGGAGACTCTTGGTAAGGGCTTCGGCTCCATGGCCGTTTCTCTGGGTCTGATTGTCGCAGCGTTGGCTCTCATGCCTCCTAACACTCTGATGTCCGCTGTGGCATTGGGCGTTGTCGCCGGCTCTCTTCTCCTCATCGGAGAGGCGCTCAAGAAGATGGGCGGAATGAGCTGGGAAGAGATCGCCAAGGGGCTAATCACTCTCGCGGCGTCTCTTGGCATCATTGCTGTGGCCATGATCCTCATGACAGAGGCTCTACCTGGTGCGGCAGCCTTGCTCGTGGTGGCAGCATCTCTGGCCATCCTCGCTCCGGTCCTCAAGACCATGGGCGGAATGAGCTGGGAAGAGATCGGTAAGGGCATGCTCGTTCTGGCTGGTGCATTGGCAATCCTAGCGATTGCTGCCGCATTGATGACGCCGCTTATTCCGAGCTTGCTTGGTCTGGGTGTCGCTATCGGCCTTCTGGGTCTAGGTCTGGCTCTGGCTGGCGCAGGTGTTCTAATGTTCTCGACCGGCCTGACTGCTCTCAGCATTGCTGGGACTGCGGGTGCCGCAGCATTGACCGCCATATTCGGGGCTGTGATCAACCTGATCCCGATGGCTCTCAAGGCTGTCGGAGAGGGCATCATCCTCTTCGCCAAGGTCATATCTGAATCCGGTCCGACCATGACGGCTGCAGCAACGACCATGATCACCTCGATCTTGATTGCCATTCAGGTCAACGCTCCTCGAATCATCGCGACGCTTGCGTCCATGGTGATTCAGCTTGTCCAGACGCTGGCCAACAACGTTCCGAAGTTTGTGGACGCTGGAATGAAGATCATCGTCGGGATCCTGAACGGTATTGCCAACAACATCTACCAGGTTGTCACGGCGGGTACCAGGGTGGTTACTGAGTTCATCCGAGGCGTTGGAGACAACGCGGGAAAGGTTGCGGAAGAGGGTGCCCGGACGGTCGTCAAGTTCGTCAATGGTGTCGCCGATGCAATTAGAAACAACTCGGGCGCTCTTCAGGCTGCTGGTCGTAACGTCGGTAGCGCAATCATCGACGGTCTGACTGGCGGTATCAGTGGTGGGATTGGCTCGGTTATTCAGGCAGCTAAGAACGTGGCGCAAACCGCGCTCAACGCAGCCAAGAGTCTCCTGGGCATTGCTTCCCCATCCAAGGAGTTCCACCAGATCGGTAAGTTCGTGGATCAGGGGTTCGCCCTCGGTCTGGATGCTTACAGCGGGATTGTCGCTAAGTCGTCTGCAGATGTTGGTCAGACGGCTATCGATTCGATGAAGAAGTCGATCGTCGGCATGAACGAGATCGTCGCGGCCAACATGGACGTAAACCCCACCATCACACCAGTTCTGGATCTGACAAATGTTCAGCGTGATGCTACCAAGCTTGGATCGCTTCTTCAGACGAAGCCGTTCACGGTTGGTACCACTCTGACGTCGGCCACAGCGGCTTCGAACGGATATTCGGGTAACCAGCAGGTTGCTACGGAGACGTCCTCGGATCGCTCTATTTCCTCGCCTATCACGTTCGTCCAGAACAACAACTCACCGAAGGCTCTGTCCACTGCTGAGATCTATCGGCAGACCAAGAACCAGCTATCCGTCGCAAAGGGAGGATAAATGCTTAGCAAGGTTGAAGCCCGTACGATGCAGGGCGATATTCTCGCTTTGGTCCTCCAAGACCCCTCCGAGGGAATCATTCTCGAAGAGGTAGAGGGTCTCGACCCGGTCAATGCGACTCTGGTTTCGTCTGACTACCTTCGGATTCCTGGAGCGAGCTATCGTTCCTCGCACCGTGAGAAGAGAGACTTGGTCTTCAAGTTCGACTTGGAGTCCGACGATCTCAACTACAGCGTGCAGGATATTCGCCGCAGGCTCTACAAGTTCTTCATGCCTCAGTCTCAGGTCAAGCTGCGTTTCTACGACAGCTCTGAGACGAGCGTGGATATTCTGGGAAGAGTTGAGTCGTTCGAAACGCCTCTCTTCTCCCAAGAGCCAGCGGTGAGTATCGGGGTTCAGTGTTACGACCCCGACTTCATCGACACAACCCTGATCACAGAGACGGGTAGCACTACCTTCACGGCCTTGGAAACGCCCTTCGACTACGAGGGGAGTGTCTCTTCGGGAATCAACTTCAAGCTGTTGGTGAATCGGTCGATCAGCGAGTTCACGATCTACCAGCGGGCTCCTGACGGTTCGTTCCGTTCTCAGGAGTTCGCTTCACCGATGGTCTCTGGAGATGTTCTCGAGATCAGCAATGTTCCTGGCGCAAAGAAGGTCACGCTGACCAGCGCGGGCAGTTCTCGCTCGTTGCTCTACGCAATCTCTCCTCGTTCTAGCTGGATCAGTCTCGAACCCGGGACGAACTTCCTCCGTGTATACGCGGAAGGAGCTGCGGTTCCGTACGTCATCACCTACAACAACCGATACGGAGG